AGCCATCACGATGTATGGAACATCAGGTATTGTCAGTGCTACATCATTCTATGGTGATGGTTCAAACCTGACTGGTGTTGTTGGTCTGGTATCTGTCACCAACATTCTGTTTGTCACTCCTGATGGTGATGACACTAATGATGGTTATTTGGTATCTTCTGCTAAGAGAACTGTTGGTTCGGCACTGACGATTGCAGAAGCTTCCACTGTTATCAAAATTTCTGCTGGTAATTATACGGAAAACAATCCAATCATTCTCCCAGAACAGGTAACATTACTTGGTGACAGTTTGAGAGAAGTCTCAATCATCCCACAAAACCCAGATCAAGACCTTATCTATGTTGCAAATGGTAATTACGTAGAAAATATTTCATTTACGGGGTCACTTGATGAAGGAAAGGCAATTATTTCATTCAACCCTGACAAACCATCTTATGTAACACAGGGTCCTTACATCCGTAACTGCACCAACTTCATCTCAAATAGTATTGGTATGAAGATTGATGGTGCTCATGTGATCGGTGACACCAGAGCAATGAACGTTGACTCTTATACTCAACTCAATCAGGGTGGTATTGGTGTTTCAATCTCCAATGAAGGTTATGCACAGTTAGTTTCAATCTTCACAATCTACAATGACCAAAGTATTGTTTGTACAAATGGTGGTCAGTGTGACCTGACTAACTCTAACTCTTCCTTTGGTAGATTGGGTCTGGTTGCAGATGGTGTTGGACCACAACAATTCATTGGTACGGTCACAGAAGCAAAAGCAGCAGATACAAATATCTTCCCAATTGATATTGGTGCTGATACACTCACAATTACAAATGCTGAATATGATAATGTAACTGGTCTGACAACTGTAACGACATCAACTAACCACGGTTTCAATGTTGGTATGTCGGTCACAATGAAGGATATGACCTTCACCTGTGATTCCCAACTTCCAATCACATCATTTGGTATCTCAACCGCCAATTACAGTAATGTGACTGGTATCATGACTGTTCAGACATCAGTTGCTAACAACTTCTACGTTGGTGCCAGTGTTACCTTCTCACAACTAGTATTCAGTTGTGATTCTGGTGGTGGTGTTTCTACTGCATTCTTCCCACCTGCATTTGGTGCTGGTAATGGAGCAGCAAGACATGTATTTGATGTCTTGACTGTCGGAACTTCTACAGAATTCACAGTTAATGTTGGACCATCCACAATTGTACATAATTATCAGACAGGTGGAAACGTAAGTATCAGTACATTTGCTCCATTCCCAAGTGGTGCATTTGGAAATATCTTTACGGTAGATTCGATTGTAGGTCCAACTACATTTACAGCATATGTTGGTGTTTCTACATTAGCACACACATATGTCAGTGGTGGTGAGGCAGAGACCTTTGTCACCAGACCTTATGATGGTCAGGTTGTATATCTGGATGAATTATATAATACTATCGAAGGTGTGACGATCACTAATGGTGGTTCAGGTTACACCAGTCCACCAGTTGTTACTTTCTCCTCACCAAGTGAATCCTGGGGTATCACTGCAACAGGTGCAGCTGTCCTCACGAACGGTGTTGTAACCTCCATTGACATGATTTCAAATGGTAGAGGATATACATCAACTCCAACTGTCACCATTGATGGTGCTGCTACTGGTACTGTCAATATCTTACCTACATACTATGTGGTTAGTAGTAGTACACCTATTGTTGGGGGTATCTCTACAGTCACCTTTACTGAAAGGGTACCTTACGCGGTTGGTGTAGGAACAACAGTTCCATTCTTCAAACAGAGTAGAGTACTTGCTTCAAGTCACGCATTTGAATACATCGGTTCTGGAAATACTGCTCTATCCGCACTCCCCCAAAGAGGTGGTGTGGCAATTCCAGCAAATGAAGTCACAAGTAGAGATGGTGGTCTAGTCATTTATACATCAACTGACCAGGCAGGTAACTTTAAGATTGGTGATGGTGTTATTATTAATCAGTTGGAGGGATCTATCTCTGGTGACGCATATCAAAGATCTCTGTTTGCAAACATTACCCCATACATTCTCGCATTAGGAGGAGGAGACTAAGAGATGGCATTAGCTCTTAACAATTATAATACAATCACGGGAGTGGTTGGAACCAATGCAGTAGGTATCTACACTGCACCTACTGGTTATAGTGCTATTGTCCTTTTAGCACAAGCAACCAATATTGGTAGTGACACACAAACTATCAATTTTTCTCATGAAAGGACCACATCTGGTATTGCAGTCACAACTGAAATTTTACAAGGATTCCCAGTTCCTTCGAATGATGCCGCCAATCTTTTGGCTGGTAAGCTTGTTTTGGAATCTGGTGATTCTTTGGTTATATCATCCAGTAGTGCTACTGACGTGAAGTATATCTCATCTGTACTAGAGACACTTAATCAGTAATAAAAATGGCAAGATACGGAAGTAACGACCGTCTTAATTTAAAAGTTGGTGTCAGTTCTTTTAGTGAGGAGAAGACTTCACTAGAAGTAGTCGGACGTATCGGCTTAAATACAGATGCTGCGATGCAGGATCTGGATGTAAGAGGGAATGTTTATATTTCTGGAAGTATTGGCATCGGTACTTCAACACCGAGTGATGCAGTTGATACTAATAACACAGCAGTTGTAAATGTTGGTGTCGTTACTGCCAACGAATTTTATGGTTCTGGTCTGGGACTGACGGGAATCACAAGTGCCACTAATGCAACTAACATTTATGGTGGTGCTACAGGTCAGATATTATATCAAGCACAACCTGGTGTTACCTCAGCGTTTGAGAGTGGTACAACTGGATTTGGTTTATTCTCAAGAGGTTCGGGTCAACCACCACAATGGTTAGCAGCTGCTCCTGCAGGTGCTATTGAGGGTCTTTTAGTATTTGATGAAGGATCTGCTGTAGGTGTAGGTACCACATATAGTGGTTTAGACTTTAGGGGATTAGATGTAGTCGCCACTGGTGGTAATAATGGTGGTATTGCCACAGTCACAATATCTCAACAAACGTTTGTAACACAAGCGGGTATTTCCACAAGTGTAGTCGGTGGTGCAGCTTCTGTTACTCAAGTCAATGTAGATGTAGGTATATCTTCATTCGCAGACTTTAAGATTACATCATCTGGTGTAGGTGCAACGGTCGGTGGTTCAGCTGGTGTTGTAACTTACTTTGGTTCTGGTACTGAATTATCAGGTATTGTTACCTCAATCACTGCAGGCAACAATATTTCTGTAAGTGGTGCAACTGGTAATGTCACAATCACTGGTCTTGCAAACACAGCAAATATCACTGCAGAACAATTAGTTGTTACTGGTGTATCTACTTTCCAGGGTAATGCAACTTTTGATGGTAATGTAACCATCGGTGGTACTCTGACATATGAGGATGTAAATAGTATTGACTCTGTTGGTTTCATTACTGCTAGAGAAGGTGTTCACGTCGGTTTTGACTACGACGGTGGTACTGGTATTGGTGCAACACTTCTTCCATCTGGTAATGCAGTTTTTGCAGGTATCGTCACTGCGCCTACAATTAGATCGACAACGATCACTGCCACAAGTAGATTAGGAGTCAATACCGATAATCCGCTTAATGCAATTCAGGTCGGAACAGCAGCATCTGCATTCACTGTAGTATCGACAGCAACTTCGGCACAACTGGGCATCGGAACCACATCACCTGACTATACTTTAGATGTTAGAGGTGATACTAATATTGATGGTAAATTGACAATAAAGGAGAACACCGTTCCATCATTAGCCATGGTGATTGCTCTCGGTGGACTTTAATAAATAACTAAAAAGTATTAATACAATGGCGGAGTCATTTACAAATTCACTGACAAGAGCTGCTGGTATTGTGACCACTAGTTCAAACGGAAGTATTGGAGCTGGTGTCACGATTATCACTGGTATCTCCACTGCTAGTGTTGCTGTTGGTGACCTGGTTCGAACCACACACTTTAGAGGTGGTGCAAAAGTTGCACATATTGATGCTGGTCAAGTAAGACTTGATAAAACATCTACTAATACAACCGCTGCAACTGCACAATCAGTAAGTTTCCTTGGTGTGACAACTGCATTTACTGCAACGTCTAAATCTATCTTGGTGGGAGGAACATTTGCGAACTTGTCTGATGCCTCAATCAACATCTTTGTTGAAGTTGGTGTTGGTAATACTTTAACTTTACTTGCTAATAATATTCCTGTTCCACAGGGAAGTTCTTTTGTAATCAGTGACGCTGGTAAGACAATTCTTCAGAACGCTGAACAAGTTAGAGTTTATTGTAATACCGCAGATGCCGTTGATGTTAATCTGAGTGTACTTGCAGGAGTCGCCTAATGCTTGGTAATAACGGTTACATAGGAAGAAGTCCTGGCGATTCAGCAGTAACTGTTGCTCGTCAAGTTTATCAACCTACAGGAATTCAGACCTCATTTGAATTTGCCTCAGGTTATGACATCTTATATTTTGATGTCTATATCAACGGTGCTAAACAGATAAGGGGCATTGACTATTCAGTTGCTCCTAATAATAGAGATTTTACACTTACAACACACGTACAACCTGGTGATGTAGTTGAGGCAGTATCTTATAAATCATTCAATGCTGCTTCCGCTTCTATTGGAATCAGTTCTAATGGAACAACGATTGGTGATGCAAGTACATTAAATTTTGTTGGAACTGCAACCACATTCTCACAGACAGCAGGTCAAATTAATGTTGAGGTAAGTGGTGCTGGTGGTGGTGTTGGTACCGCTATCAGATATCCTGACAATACAGCAAGTCCATTTAGTTATATCAATGCATCAGTCTATGTTGACAAGGACATCAATCTGAATACAACGGTTGCTGGTGAGCACAATACATATGTTGTAGTTCAAGAACCAAGAATTGTTGTTGCAACAGGTTCTTCAATTACTGTTGGTCTTGGTAAGACACTTGTAACTGATTTATATCAGTTGGGTGACCTCTGATAAATACTTTTAAAAGATATAAGAAATGTCAGCAATTAATGTAAACTCGATTACAGGAAGAACTGGTACTCATGGACCAGTGCTGACGGGTGTGACTACAGTCACAGGGGATTTACATGTTGGTGGTGGAGTGTCATTTTCGGGTATAACCACTGTATCGACTAGTTTACACGTCGTTGGTACTGGAAGTTCTGTTGGTGTAGGGACTGATGATCCAAGATCAAAACTCGATATTCAAGGTAGTGACGCAGAATTAAGATTTTACAGAGATGCTGGAGATAGATTTGGTGGATTAAGATATACTGGATCTCTTTTTAAATTAAGACTACCCGCTTCCGATCATTTTGTAATTGATGATGCCAGTAATAATGAAAGACTTCGTGTAAATGCTAATGGTCAAGTAAAAATTGGTGGTAGTACAACTGTAACACCAAGCACAGATGCTGATAACTTTGTTATTGATACTGGTGATGTAGATAGTGGTATTTCAATTTTATCTGCAACAACTGGTAGAATATATTTTGGTGATGCCGCCTCTAATGATCAGGGTAGTATTAGATATGTGCATACTGATGACAGTATGCGATTTGAAACAAATTCTTCTGAAAGAATTCGTGTAGGTTCTGCGGGCTCGGTACATATAGGGGATAACACATCAAATGCAAATGGTCACGGATTACTTTCTCTTACTCAGAATGCTTCAGCAGCATTTAATGCATTAACCATTCAACAGGGAAATACTGGATTCAATGCAACTGATGGTTT